TGATTTATATGATGCTAATTTCCCAGATATAGATAGACCTAAACTTATTCATTTTATTAGTACCATTTTAAAAAAAGGTAAAATAATATTAATGAAAGATTTAGATAAAGATAAATTAATTGGTTGTTGTATGTTTAATAAATCTGAATATTTTTTTAGTAGAAGTGAAATAATGCAAATACAGATAGTTTACATAAAAAAAGATTATAGAAATTTTAAACTTGTAAAAACATTAATAGATGCAGTCAAAAGAGTAGCTGAAGATTTGCCTATTGTTTTGTCTATAACTTCTGGATTAGGAATAGACCCAGTTTTTGAAAAATTAGGATTTAAAAATATGGGTAGCAACTGGAGATTTATGTAATGGGTGGTTGGAATCCTATTGATGATATTGTCGATATTATAGACGATATAGTAGATGGTATAACTGACATTATTGATGATGCTATTGGTTGGCTTGTACCACAGCCAGATATACCAGATTTTGGAGCATTAAGACCAGACCAAAATGCTAAAGGTATTCTTTTAAACAAAGTTAGTTCTAATGCCCATATCCCTATTGTTTATGGAACTAGAAAAGTAGGCGGAAATATTGTTTTTATGGAAACCTCTGGAACTGATAATGAATACTTATATATGGCTTTAATTTTAAGTGAGGGTCAAATCTCTGGTGTAGATGCAATATATGTGAATGATAAAAAAGTCGTTTTAAATGGTGTACTTGGTGAGGGTGTTATTGTTCAAGTTAATTCAGCAGATGAAAATTTTTATGATGATGAAAGTTTAATTTCTTTTCAACTGTTTTATGGTGTTGAAAGCCCATTTTCATCTACTTTACTAAAAGAAACTGATAATTGGGGTGATTACCATAAACTTTCTGGTTTAGCTTACTTAGCGATACGTTTTAAATGGAATGCAGATAAATTTGGCTCTGTGCCTACAGTTCAAGCTCTTGTTAAAGGCAGAGAAATTTATGACCCAAGATTAGATAGTACTGTTACTGGTGGTAGTGGTAGCCATAGGCAAAATGATAGTTCTACTTGGGAATATTCAGATAATCCAACACTTCAACTATTAGATTATTTAAGAAATGATAGATTTGGAATGGGTATAGCTGATAGTTATTTTGATAGTAATTTTGCAGATTGGCAAACAGCTAGTGATGTATGTGATACTCAAGTACAACCTTTAGGTGGTGATGCTTTTGACTTATACCCTTTTGGGTTAGGTTTTGGTGATGCAGTAAGTACAACAACTATATCTTTAATGAGCAGTAATACAGTTGTAGATACAGCTAAAAAGGCTATAGATAACGTAAAAGACTTTGTTAGAGGTTCTAGGTCATACCTAAACTTTTCGGCAGGTAAATATAAAATTTTAGTTGAAACATCTGGCACAGCATCAATTACCCTTACTGAAGATAATATTCTAGGTGGTATTAATGTTATAAGTAAAAACAAAAACTCAAGATTTAATAGAGTTATTGTTAATTATATTGAACCTACAAAAAACTATCAATCTGATTCAGCACAATTTCCACCAGTTGGAGATGCGGAGTTGCCCACAGCAGACCAATTTGAAACAATGAGAGCGGAAGATGGTGATTTATTATTAGAGGGTCGTTTTGATTTTTCTATGATGACAAGTGGTTTCCAAGCCGAAGAAATGGCTGAAATTATATTAAGACGTTCTAGGTCAAGTTTAGATGTTTCTTTTGTGGCTGATGCTACAGCCTTAGATTTATCAATAGGCGATATAGTAAATATTACTCATGCAACCCCTGGATTTTCTGCTAAACCTTTTAGAGTGCAGGGTATGTCTTTAAATGCAGACCAAAGCATAAGTTTGCAATGTTCTGAGCATCAAGATGACTATTATACTTTTGGTACAAAGCAAACACCAACTGAAATAGTCGATACAAACTTACCTAATCCATTTATAGTTCAAGCACCAGTTATGGTAGTATCAGATGAGTTAAGAGCCTTAAATGAAGAAGCTATAAGTGTTTTAACAGTTGAAGTAAGTGCTACAGATTTATTTATAGTAGATTTTGAGGTACAAGCAAAGAAAAGCACGGATACTAAATATATCAACTTGGGTAGGGGTGCTAGTTCTAATTTCGAACTTGCAAACGTAGAAGACAATGCAATTTATGATGTTAGGTCTAGGTCAGTCTCATCTATTAGTAGGTCTGTCTTTATATCAGCACAACACCAAGTTGTCGGTAAAACTGCACCACCTGCTGATGTAACAAACTTTCAAGTAAATATTGTAAATACTGAAGCCCATTTAAGTTGGACACCAGTAGCTGATTTAGACTTATCACATTATATTATTAGGCATAGCCCATTAACATCTGGTGCTATCTTTTCAAATGCTGTAACCTTAGTTGATAAAGTATCACGACCTGCGAACACAATTACAGTTCCTGCATTAACTGGTACATACTTTGTAAGGTCTGTGGATAAAATTGGTTTAAAATCATTAAATGCAACAAGTAACGTAGCCTTAATAGAAAATGTAAAAAACCTAAACTTTGTGGCTAGTTCTACACAAGACCCTACTTTTACAGGAACTAAAACAGATGTGATTATAGTTGATGACGCTTTGATACTTGAGACAGCCTTATTTGATAGTATAAGTGGTGATTTTGATGATGCTTTAGGTAATTTTGATGGTGGTAGTGGAACAGTTCTAACAAGTGGAACATATGATTTTGATACTCATATAGATGCAGGGGGTGTTTATAGCAGTAGGATAACAGCTACAGTCAATATGGAAAGATTAGACTATGTAAACCTTTTCGACGATGCACAGGGCTTATTTGATGCTAGAGAGGGTGTTTTTGATGGAGGTGATACTTTTGGCGATGTAAACGTACAATTACAGATAGCTAAAACAGACGGAGACCCAGTAAGCGGAACATATACACCTTATCAGAAATTTAATGTAGGAGATTTTGTAGGTAGGGCATTTAAATTTAGGGCTGTTTTATTAAGTGAAGATACTGAAGCAACACCTAAAGTAACTGGTCTTTCAGTACAAGTAGATATGCCAGAAAGAGTTTATTCAGAAAAAGATATTGCTAGTGGAACTGATACAAATGGTAAAGTTATAACTTTCAGTCCTGCATTTAAGGAAATATCTGGTGTAGGAATTTCTGCTAGTAACTTGGCTAGTGGTGATTATTATGCTATAACAAGTAAAAGTGCTACTGGATTTACAATAGAGTTCTTTAATAGTTCAAATACCACAATAGATAGAACATTTGATTATGTGGTTAGAGGATACGGAGAACTAGCATCATGAGGTTAAAATATGTCACAAAATGATTTTACGTTAGCAAATCAAAGTTTTCCTGCCTTTAGAGCGGATTTAAACTCAGCCCTACAAGCACTAGCCACTAACAACTCTGGAGCAACAGAACCAAGCACAACTTTTGCTAATATGTGGTGGTATGATACAGCAAATAATATCATGTATATCAGAAATGAAGATAATGATGCTTTTATAAAATTTGCAGAATTAGACCAGACTAATGATAAATTTGTTTTAAGTGGCACATTACAACTAGATGATGGAACAGTATCAGCACCTGCATTAACATTTAACTCTGATACGAATATGGGTATCTATAGAGGTGGCACAGACATATTAAAGTTTGTAACAGCAGGAACAGATGCGATTACGATAGATGCTAGTCAACAAGTGGGTATTGGGACTTCACCAGCAACTATTCTTCACATCAAAGAAGCTTCTCCTATTTTTACTCAAGAAACTACAGGAAACGTAACTACTAGTGGTGTGGCTTATCAACAAGTAAAAGATGTAAGTGGTTCATCTGTATTTACTCAAGGGTTTGCAGGATTAGCAAACTGCTATCAATTCGGTACAAGTATATCCAATGGTTTTATGAGATTTCTTACAGGAAGTGCAGTAGAAGCTATGCGTATTGACAGCAGTGGTCGCACTGGTATTGGGATTACTGATAACTTTAGAGGTTTTTTAAACGTCTTTAATGGCGATGACTTTAACACTGCGACAAACGGTAATTGCGACAACATTTATTTAGTCTCAGATGCTACAAGTGGTGATAACGTATATGGTGCATCTATAGCCTTTAGTCGTGTTCAGTATCCAGATAGAAGAGGAGCTGCAATAGCCTCAGTTCAAACTGGCTCAGATGAAGATAATGTTGGGTTAGCTTTTTTTACCCATCCAAGTATTACTTCTGGTGACCCAATCGTAGAAGCTATGCGTATTGATAGCTCAGGCAACTTGTTGGTGGGTACTACTTCTTCATCTATCTACAACGATACATCAGGCAAGGGTATTCAATTAAATG